CGGTACTCGACCGTCTTGTCACCGAAGGTGACGCGCTTCTCGCCCTTGGCGAGTGCTGTTTCCAGGGCGGTCAGTTGTTCCTGTGTGTAGGCCATCAGCGGAACACCATGAGATTGACTTCGGTGGTATCAGCAAGCGACCCGGCTGCGGTGGCGCAGATCACTTCGACGTAAGCGGTCGTCTTGGCATCCGTGGTTGAACGGGCAATCGCCATGCGCTGGTTTCTGCTGTTTGTGTTACTCCGGGCGAAGGCCAACCAGCAGTAGTCGGTATCCGCGAACGGCGTGACAAAGGTCACGCGGTAGCGACCTGCCGCCAGCCGGGTGACGCCGGAAACGTTGTGGGAGGCGTTGATCTGGATTGCGCCGCCAACGTAGCCGAAATTCACCCAGGCTCGAGCAAGCCCCGGGTGCTCGGGGCGAATCAGCCCCTTGATCTCGGTGCCGATTCGGATCGCAAGCGCCGACAGCTGCGTAGCGAAGCTCATGCTTTACACCAGCGCGGCGTCGAAGATCGCGACGAAGTCGGTGGTCGTATCGCCGATGTCGGCACTCGCTACTGCGCCAATGTTGTCTCGTGCCTGCGTCTGCTCGGGGACGGTTAGCGCCTGCGCAGCGTCGAAGCGAACCCGCTTGTCGATGGAGGCTGTGAGCGCTGCGATACCGGTTTGGTCGTTCTGCAGCGCCTGCTGAAGTTCGAGCAGGGTATCGAACGCAGGATCGGCACCGCCGAGAAGATCAGCCTTCAGAGCATCGAGCAGCGTGACGATTTTCGACGAGGAATAGGTACTGGCCGTACCGATAGTGAGATCGTCGATGGCAACCGATGTAATGACGGCTGTTTTGAGTTCGTTGATCGCAGCCACCAGACTCGATTTGTCGGTGGTGGTCAGTGCCGAAAGCGTACCGGTGCGGCCTTTGACGGTGTTGAATTCGTCGGCGACGCGCAGGACGAAGCTGTTCAGTTGGGTTTGTAGACTCATGGTGGTTCTACAGGGTGGTAGGGTTAGGTCAGCCAGCGGCTACGGATAACGCGTCGGCCAGATTTCTGTGCTCCAGATGCACCAAGGCCACCGCGTTGGGTGGCCTCGGAATTCGTTGTAGGTAAAGCAGTGGGTGCTGAGTCATCAGGCGGTGCAGCGATCCCGAGTTGTCGTTCCAGTTCGCGCCAATGGCGCTCCTCGAAACGGTCGAGGCCCGCAGCCGATGCGGCGGCCCTCGCGTACACATAACAGTCGAGCGCTTCATTGCGCTCGCGCATCTTTTGCCACTCCCGGATGGCAAAGCCATTGCGGTCGCGGCGGGTGATCAGTTGCTCGGCGCACAGTTGCTGGATGAATTCGGCATCGATCTTTGGCAGATGAACGAATCCGGCAGGAAATGTGGTGGTCACACCGTCCTCAAGCACGTCGGCGGCCTTGCGCAGGTTGTTGTAAAACTCCCGCTTGGTGATGCCCACTGCCACCGAGAACACCTTGATGCCCCTGCGCAGCTTCTTGCCTCCCTGCGAGATATCCACCGCCGTTGGTGTGCCAATGAGCGCTGCACCACGCGCGACACCCTTGACCGGCATCACACGTGGGTCGCCACAAGCCCGCACGAATGTGTATGCCTCCTGCGTGGCAAAGCCGGTGTCGAGTGCGAATCGCGCCAGCGGCAGCGCCGCTCCCGACTCGTGCGTCCACGTCTGGGCGACCAATTCGGCCAGCCGTTTCCACACTGCGTCGCGGGCGGTGTCGCCCATCAGCACACGGTGCTCGACCAGCCACGATTCCTTGCTGCGCCCGAAGGCCCATATCGAGGCTTCGATGCGATCCTTTTGCACGTCGGCTCCACCAACAAGTAGCAACCCACCGTTGGGCACTGCGCCGATCCGGTAATCCTCCCGGCGCTCGACCAGACGCTGCCAGTCAGGCGCTTCGCCTTCCTCGACCCACGTCTCGCCCAGTTCGGTATTTTTGAAGGTCTTGATGGCCGCCGCCGATCCAGATTCCTTACTCACGGCGCTCTCCCACGCGGCGGCGATATCGCGCCAACTGCGCCAGCCCACCGGGCTGTACAGCGACGAGAGGTGGAAGCCTGCGGTTTTGCCAGTGCCGTCGGTAACCATCGCGCGCCATTCGCCGTGTTCCAGCATCCACGTCTTGTGGTGCTCGGCAATCGGTTCATCGCAGGACTCGCACACGTAGGCCGCCGTTTCTGGCTGACCTTTCTCCCAGCGCAAGTGCTCAAAGCGCATCCATTGCCGGTGCGCACAATGCGGGCACGGTACAAAGTAGCGGCGCTGGTCGGATGCCTCATATTCCCTCTCAACCGCCGACGCCCCTGAGATCGTCGGGGTCGAAACAATGAAAATCTTTCGGCGCGCGAACGTGCGCGTGCGCGCCTCGGCGAGCGAGATCGCGTCACCCTCACCTTCAACGTCGGACGGGTAACCATCGACCTCATCCAGGAACAGGTAGCGCACCGGCATCGAGCGCAGGCCCACCGCGCTGTTCGCGCCGGTCATCACCAGCACGCCACCCCGAAACTCCTTGGCCAGAATGGTGTTGCCCGAGTCCCGGCTCCTGGCCGGTGCAATCAGTTCGACCAGAACGCCCGATTCCTCGATCAACGGATCGATCCGCTGCTTGGAATTGCGCTTGGCCATATCCACCGTCGGCCACACGGCCATCATCGGCCCTGGTGCGTGGTGGATGACGTAGCCGATCCAGTTGCTGCCCATTTCGGTTGCGCCGAGCTGCGCGGCCTTCATGAACACCACGCGTTCGACCGGCGAGGTCGGTGACAGACAGTCCATGATGTCCTTCAAGTACGGGGTGCGGCTGGTGCGCCAGCGCCCGGGCTCGGCGGATGCCTTGCTGGAGAGCATCCGATGCCGATCCGACCATTCGGACACGGTGAGCAGCGGATCGGGCGTCAGACCCTCGCGCCACGCACGCTCGATCTCGGCGGCGCCTTCGTAGTCCATGCTCATCAATCCACCCTCGGACGCAGTTCGCCCAACTCCTGCAAGTGATCGCGCACGGCGGATTCCAGCGCCACGTGCATGGCGTGTGAATCGATGCCGAGCTTGGATGCCATCTGTGCCGAGATGCGCGCGGGCCAATTGAGCCACGCATCGCGTTCCGACCGCCCCAATGCAAAAACGTGCGCGATAGCCTGCGGTCGATCCACCAGTTCGCCCTTGAGGCGGGCCAAACGCACCTTGTTCGTCTGCGCCTTGACCACCTCGTTGACGGTGCGCGCCTGAAGCAGCGACGTGCCGCCCGAGGGCAGCGCGGCGGTCTGCTCCCCGGCGCTCTCCCGTACCGCGACGCTCTCTGCGCGCTGTTGCGTTCCCTTTTTTGGGGTGTCCGTGTTGCGTGCCCACTCGCGGTCGGCACGGTCGACGTCGATGGTGCCGTCAGCCTCGGGCGTTACCCGACCGGCACGAATCGCCTTGTGCACGGCGGTGTCAGTGACCCCACGGTGACGGGCGTAAGCGCGTATCGAAATTCCCATCGGCCTCTTCAATCATTTGTTCGTGGGTTCAGCTTGGCTTCCATCTGGAACAGCGCGTTCATCACATCACCATCAACCACCTCGAAGGAGCATCAAATGACCACCACCCAACTCACCGCCAGCCAGCACGCAGTCCTTGCCCACGCCATTCACCACGGCGACGGAAAACTCGACTGGTTCCCGGACAACATCAAAGGCGGTGCACGCAAGAAAGTCCTCGACGGACTGTTCAACCGCGCCCTCATCACCACCAACGGCAGCGACTGGTTCGTCGCCGCCGAGGGCTACGACGCCCTTGGTTGCGCGCGTCCAGCGCCAGCGCCCTTGGCCACAGACCCCGAGATCGAGGCCGCCGTGACGGCCGCAGAGGCCACGTGGGCGCAAGAGCGCACCGACACCAAACCCCGCACCCGCGAAAACAGCAAGCAAGCCACCGTAATCCAGATGCTGCGGCGTCCCGAGGGCGCAACGGTGCGTCAGATCTGCGAAACCACCGGCTGGCAAGCGCACACCGTGCGCGGCACTTTCGCCGGAGCCTTCAAGAAAAAACTTGGGCTCGCCATCCTCTCGGACAAGACCGACGGCGGCGAGCGCGTGTACCGGATCGCGTGATCCAGAAAGATTGAAATTGAAGCCAACAACGCTTGGCTTCTCAATCGAACAGCGCGTTACTACGGGTGTCGCAACGATCAACCCCAAGGAGCCAACGATGACCACCACCAACCAAATCCCCGCCACCCAGAACAAAGACTGGGGCTTTTGGGGCACGATGAACGAGAACGCCCAAGCCGCCTGGCCCGTCACGATGACCGCGATTTCGGACGCCACCAACCAGCCCCTCGAATCGGTCAGGGTCTTCCTCGACAGTCGTCACGGGCGGCATTTTGCAGACGGCGTCCTCAACCAGATGCTGGTCGGCAACAACGTCGAGCAAGCGATCCACGCGGCGGTTGCCCGGTGGATGGGCTGGACGATTGGCCGAGTGACCTCCCGCGACTACGGCA